TTGACACCTCGACCTTGAATCGTTTCCTCTGCAAGTCCTGTAGTCCATGGACGAATGTCCGCCTCTGTACGATATACAGAAGCCTCAACAATAAAACGGCCGGGACTTTGATCAAGTAATTTTGTGTGAATTTGTCCATCTGGATGATCCTTCCAAAACTTAATTAGACGTTCTTCTACTGTCTCATAATCTTCTAAGTTAAACATAGAGCTCATTCTCCTCTGTGTGTAGTTGCCCTGCTATTGCCATATATGCTGCAGCGTCGATGTATGTATCGACTTTTGCTGACTCCATACTTCGAGCGAGCTTGACCAATGCCATGCATGACGCCACTTGATAGTCAGTAACAGGCATTTGGAGGAATGCAGACCAGAGGCATGCGGTTCTGGACATATTGTCTGACGGGTGTCCGTAGTCCATTCCACGATCTTGTATAACTGCTTTTGCTTCGTTGAGGAAATCATTCGCTTTCACACTCTCACCTTATCCTTGGCTTCGTAGTAATCTCTGACCGCTTTACGGCCTTTGAGATAACCTACACGAATACCTATCGACCGGCCAAAGTGAAACCATAACGCCGAGATAGTGATTAGAGATATAACATCTTGCGTAACTGTATCAAACATGATTGCCCTTTCTTATCGACGAACTTCGCCGATGAGATAAGGATGACAGATCGCTAAGACAGGTCAAGGATATTTAGATAACGAAATGGTAACGATTCTGCTTGGTCTATATGATCGTCAATGTCTCGATCAAGCTCGTTATCGAGATCGTCCATAGCGCTTGCCTGAGACTACGAAAGTGCCGTCTTTCTCAAAGTAAATCAGATCGACTTGCACATTCTTGCCCTCGACATACATGATGGCGAATGCCTGTTGCCAGTTAGCCGATCCCTTGGTGTATGACGCCTTAGAGACGTCCCTTAAGATGCCCACCTCGACGCCATGCAGAATGCGCCCTATACGGCCTCCAGAGGCCTCTGAGAAGGACGATCTGCCCGCCCTGTGAGTATGCCCTGAAATAACGCTCTTCCCGTGCCTACGAGCCGCCTCAAGCGCTGAAAGCCCTCCCTGTGATTTAATAGGGATATGGTCGCCATGGACTGCAATCCAGCCCGGCGCGATATTGTATGGCTTCTTATGAAAGGTAATTCCCAGTTCATCGAATCTCATGAACTTCTCAAACCTAAGTTCGGGCAAGGATAGAAATGAGGGAATCTTCCTCATGATCTGATTGTAAAGTCGGTCTGTGTGATTAGATCGAATCGTCTGTGTCACCTGTAGATCGTAAAGTACCTGAACAGCTTCATCGCGATCATTTCCCAGCGTCTGCTCATAAGCCTCTGGCGTCCCTTCTGACCACTTGCTAATAGTATTAAAGTCTATCTCGTCGCCAATTGTGACTACTTCGTGCGGCTTAAACTTACTGATAAAACTGGCTAGATTCTTAACTGCGTGTCTATCGTGGAACGGCACTTGTAGGTCGCTCACTATGACTATGCGCTTCATTAGTCCTCTTCGTCATCCTCATAAGGTAGGCGATCCACTCGGTCGGGGATCGATGGGAGAAGCCAATCAGGATACGCGGATCGCTCTACGATAATCGCAAGGCAGAGATCAACAGCGAATCCGGCACGGCGTAGCGACTTATAGAACTCATGCATAGATATAGCGTATGCGTCGAGCGCGTTGTAAGTGTCTAGGTCGATGACCTTCTTCTTAGCCATGTAAAAATTATCGCTCTAAGAGTATGTTGTAGATCTCATCGACACGCGAGTTGAGTCGCTTAATTTCAGACAGTAGATGCGTGATGACATAACCTGTAAGGCCACCAATTACTGCAAGGCTAGCAAAGTAAAGGGTGAAGAAATTCTCTTGGCTCATTCTTTCGTCACGCCAAAAGATGCATCATTGGGATTGAGCCAGCGCAAGATAACAGGTGCAAGCGCAGCGCCCCCGGCCATTGCCAAAGTCTTAGGATCTGTAACCCCTGCCATGTAGAGCGCAAGTGCAGCCGCTAAGAATGAGCGAGCCCATGATGCTGCAAGTGATTTTGCCTGTTCCATTATTTGCCTCCTAGTAGCGGGATATTAAAGAAAGAGCCGTCTTGATCGCCTTGTTTAGTGAAAGAGATATGGCAATGCGCGTTATGTGAATTACTTCCAGAATACTTGCGCCAGCGCCAGCCCATGCGAGACGATGCAATTCGTCCTGCGAAGATAACATACGAGATTCGCTTCTCTCCTCCCTTAGCCGCGAGTCGAAGCTGATCTGCAATATCGGGCATGATGTCGGGCTTGCCTGACTTATGTACATCTCGATCGACATCGATGGCGCGAACCACCCCTGTCGCTTGATCAGGGTTATGATCACTAGGACGCGCTGAATGACGGAGATCGCCGATCCAGCCATCGGAACGCCGATCACGATCTGGGAAGGTGTCATCGAATTGCTCGCGTAACTGTTGCCCAGCCTTGCATAGTACGGGTTTCATCCTAGCAAAAGTTTTGCTTCGTCTTCGGTAATTCCTAAGCGTTCTAATAGATTATTTTTTGCAACCATTCGCGTCAAATCTTCTGTTTCCTTAGCGATTCGGACGGCTTCACGATCTGCCTCAAAATTATCAGCGTCAACGCCAACAAGTTCAATTTTTTCATTGTCAATCTGTATGAATACTTTATGAATTTGAGTAGCCATAAACTTTAGCCTTTCCTGTAATTGTTCCTGAATCTGGCAGAATTGTTAATCCTGTGAACGAAGTTGTGTCATTGAAGAATCCTGAACCAGTAGCATTCAAGACCACTGTTGTTGCGCTTGTTCTAAATGCACCCGCAGTCATATTGGCTAAAGTTCTTTCAGTAGCAAACGGGTTTTGTATATCCATACTAATCGTCGTGCCGCCCGAAGCCATATTAACTGCCCTTACCCACGACGTTCCGTTCAAATCGTGCGATTGTGTTGCGCTTGATTTATTAGAACCCGAAAAAGATGAGCTGTAATTACTTGTTGTGTTATCCGCGCCTGCAACTCTCAATCTAAATAAAGCCCATGGATTGTCTGCGCTCGTTGTCAAATTAAAAACAATTCTGTAGTAATCATAAGTTGCGCTAAAAATATCGTTCATAGAATGCGAAGATACGGCTGAAAATGTGTAGGAATTTATGTAAGTAAATCCCGAACCACTTGCTGGTGATGCCCACTTAAGCCCCGTTGCTGTTGATGAATCAGCCGTTAACACTTGATTATTTGTACCAACGCCAAGGCGAGCATCTACAGTCGAGAAAGTATAAAGATCACCCTTAGTAGTCAAGGGTGAAACGCTACCACTATCGATTGATACCCATGCAGAGCCCGAATAGTACTGAGTCGCGTTAGTGTCCTTGAGGTAGGAGATCATGCCTTCTTGAGGCGAGGTAATAGCTGAGGTGCGGGCTGCCGCATCGGCAAAGACCATAACTACCTGAGAGGCTAGATAGCCGTTAGCATCCGCGGCGGTTAATACATCTCCCGTCGTGAACTCTTTATATCCTAGACCAGCTGCCATTGTTTTCTCCTAGTATCCTAATATGGACGTGCCTATTATACCCGACGTCGCTGATCCTATGATGAATCCCTCGACGATGGGCTCTAATGTTGTAACTGTACATCTCATGCTGTTTGGGGTTATATCCCACGCTAGACCCTGTACCTGTAAAGTCTTTGTCAAGATCGATCCTGCTGGCTGGATGTTCTCGATCTCCACATTCTGAAAATAATCTAGGCCGATGATCGTGTCAGTAGGCACGTTAGGATCTAGTAGATCGATTGTCATAGCATCGATTCGGATCGTGGTTTCTTGGCGAGTGGCGACATAGATGTCTGCAATATCCTGCACCTGTGCATCGGTCTGGGCGATCAAATTCTCAACGTTCATGCCATGAGGAAAGTACTTAGCGATTGAGCCTGTATCGGATGCTGTTATTGTGCTTCCACCGATTCGCTTCATAGTGGCGCTGTTGATGATGAGCTTGTCATCGAAGGCGAAACGAAGGTCTGAGTATGGAATTCCTGTGGTCTGATTAAACTGAATCGGTGCCGGGGCTAAAGATCCCACTACATCGGATCGATCCTTAAATTCTACTTCTCCATCTGCTCGGACGTAGAACGCGCCTTGCTCGGTAAATTCTGCTACCTGTATCGCTGAAAGGCTTGTGCGAGCTGTTGCCGGATCGGCTTGAACTGTCGTAGAACCTGCATCGATCTGGCGCATAGATACTGGAAAGTCCACTTGATCTAGGATCTTGTCAATGCGTGTGCCTGTAGTCTGGCCTGCCGTAGCGCTCGATACTGTAGTTACGTTAGCCATAGCAAAGAGGCGAAAGGCATCGGCGCACGATATATCGACATAACCTAATTCTTCGCCCTGAGGATAGGTATATTTATAATCTGTTACATAGCCTGAAAATAGAAAGTTCTGTGTGGTTGGGGTAGTAGCAGCTACACGAATTTTACGGAGTGGAGTCAAGAAACCAAAGTAAGGGCTGGCTGGATTCTGAGGGTTGAAGTCGCCATTCTGATCGATAACTCGAACTGTGCAAGTACCTGCCTCGTACGTGTCGCGCATGATATTGCGACCGCGCCTGATAGTAATCTGGCGAGTCTCTGAGCTAAGATCAATGGTAGGGGTTGCGACTGGTGAATCTCCGAATTGGCTAGTGCCAATGACGCCATTAACGGCATCACCAATAACGAAGCCATAGCCGAAGGTAGCACCTTGCGAGAAGTCGAAAGATACCGAGATCGTTGCCGGAAGCGTCATTATGTAAATCTCGCTGTGTTCGCGCCTCGGCCGCCTACAGAAGTAAATGATCCTGATAGATTGTTATTAGTCTGTACTTCTGACACAGCGTTAGTTACTACTCCGCTATCGAGTGTGACTATGACGTTTACTACTGGCTCAGGATTGACGCCAGCTACTACGCCAGCAGGTAGGCCGCCCTGTTGTCCGAAGGTCTGTGGCATCGCATAAGCAGGTGGTACGAAATTTGGTACAACTGATCCGAGAAGATTGCCACCGAAATCTAGGGTAGGCACTTTCCAATTACGATAAGGGTTCGGCGCTTCTGGCGTAGCCAACAGAGCTGCGTTAAGAGCCTGCTGGCGCTTGGTTGCCGCTTCAAGTTCTGCTGATAGTTTGTTAGCCTGCGCTTCATTCTTATCTAGCAAGGCTAACTGCAGATTAAGCGATAGGCGATCGGTCTCGCTGATCTTGCCACGAAGCGCAGCCGTCATGCTGATACGATCGAGATCGATAGTCTTAGCGGCCTTCGTAAGAGCGTTAGCCTTTTTCTGTGTGTCTAAGGTTTTCTTCTGTAGGTTAGCGATCTCTTTAGCGCGCTTAGCCGCTTCTTTTTCAGCCTTGTCACGAGCGGCTTGGTTAGGATCGACGTAGCCGGGGCCGAGTGCAGAGCTAGGATAACCGCCCATGCCCGGACCAGTAAAGCTGCTAAACGTGCCGCCGCCTTGTGTGGATAGCGCTCCGATTGCTCCACCAAATATCTTAACAAAGTTACTGCCTGTAATTCTGTCTAATACTCCAAGTAAGCCCATTCCAGATTGCATTGACTTATCAAAGTTACTGATAAGAACAGCGACGTTGCGCATGGCTGTTGCTGTCGCTTCTGCGAAGCTGTTCATGGCTTCTGTAAGTTCTGTGATGCTTCCCGTATCGGTCGCTAAAATTGAAAACGCATCTACGAGACCCTTACCGATAGTTTCTTGCGCTTCTCCTGCTGCGGTCTGGATAAGGGTTAACTTGCCTGCATAGGTATCAAGGTAAGCCGCGTTAGCACCTGTAAAAGTTTTGTTTAGCTTTTCCTGAACTTCGGCGAACGAAGCCGTCTTAAGTTCTGCCTGAGTAAGTCCTAGTGAGTACTTACGAAGCCCTCGAGTTTGCCCGACGTAGGCCATTGATAAATCGTTAACTACTGTCTCATAATCTACGCCAGAGCCTCTGCTGACTTCTAGAGCGAGGTTTAATAATTCCGTGGACTTAGCAAGTGAGCCTGTAGTCTGCAATAGACGTTGCATAGCTGGGCGAAGTTGATTGTCGGTAATACCTGAGGCACGAGATAACTGATCGATAAAAGTCTCAATGGCTTGAGTCTCGAAGGCGAGTCCTAGATTCTTTACAGACTGAGCAAGACGGCTTGCAGCGGCTTCGTCTTCTACGAATGCCTTTACTGCTGCCTTGCTAAACTGAGTGATCTTCTGAACGCTGAATGCGGCGAGGAGTGCCTTGCCCAGTTTCTTAACGCTATCGTCTAATTTGCCTGTTGCTTTACCAGCATCATCGAAGGCTTTTTTACCCTTGAACTCACCAATAATCGGGATGCGTAACTCAGCCATTAACTTACTCTCCCATTAAACTTCGCGGCGGCCTTTTCAAGCGCCTTAATCACTCCAGCCTTTGCTTTGCCTTCGTCCTCTTTGTACGCCTTAAACATTGCGCGACCTGCAGACTTGCCAGATCCTGCTAATTGACCAGGAAGGCGAGGAGTAAACCTTCCACCCATTCCAGACTTACGCCCAGCGGTCTCATAGATAGCACCGCCAGCGGTCTTATTGTGGATCGATACTGTCTGCACCCAGCCTTGACGATTAGGCTTTGTCGGTGTGAGTTTATATCCTACGCCTCGACGAGCTGCGCCTGCGTCATACTTAGGGAAGCCACCGCCCTCGCTGTTGCCAACGAAGCCCGAAGGCATGTCGCCATTAGACGGCATGAAGCCACGAGCCTTTTTAACCAATGGCTTTAGGAATCCAACCATCTCATCACGAGTCTCTTTATCGAGATCAGGTGAGAACCTCTTCATTGCTCGACGGAGTTCGCTAGCGCCTTTTAGCTCTGTAGGCATCGCTCTGCTCCTTTGCTCTATCCTTCAACGCTTTCAGAATCATCTGGAGCATCGTAGGGTCTAAATCAATTAAATATTGTGGAGGGATAGCCGTCTCAATGCTCAAGCGAGCTATGAGATAGTGGATGCTATCCCTGCCTAGGCCAAAGGGTCAGACTCTGCAACCTCGACACTCTTTAGAGTTTCGAGAAAGTCCGCGCCAAATGGCTTGACTGTGACTCCACTTAGTCGAAGGCCTTCCCATGCTAGCCAATAGACATCTGATTGCTTTTCATCATCGCGGAACGCTTTGTGAAATCCCTTTTTAGCATATAGCTCGAACGCGTATTCGAGGCGAGGAGTGATCTCGATCTCGGTTACTGTGTTATCCGCTAGTGTGACTATTAACTTTGCCATGCTGTGCCCCTTTGTTTAGTGTTTTAGAATGTGCCTGTTGTAGCGACTACTGTAGTACCTGAGACGTTAAATGTCAGGCTCTGCATCCCGATGTCACCGACTGCGCCGTTGATATCTGTGGTGCTGTTAATAAGGCAGGTCATTGTGTAGAGAGGGTTAGTTGCAGAGACTGCAGTTCCCTTTTCCTGTAGTAAAACCACTGTGACGTTTGTTCCCCATGCAGCTTGCAAAGTCTGTAGGACGTTTGCTGTTGCTGTGTCATTGAGGAAGTCGATTGTGACTGAAGAAGCCTCAAGGCCTTTTACGAACTTGTGTCCGCCATCGCCCATCGCTGTTACTTCGAGTTCATCGAAAGTACGGTTAAGTGTTACAGATGTAACGTGGTCTGAAAGATCGACAGTGTTAATCTTCACGCCGACCTTGTTATTTAGAAATACAGCCATGAGATTATTCCTCGTCTTTCTTAGTAGTTACTGGCTTTGGTGTTGCTGGCTTAACCTGCCCGATCTTGATCAGGAAGGCTTCTTGCTCTTTTTCCCACTCGGACATATTAACTCCAACTCGTTAGGACTGAGATATTGATATTGCATGTAAGTAGATCACCTGAGACGGCGCTAAGGACGGCCGGAGCCGATACCTCTGTGACGTTATAGGTGTACGGGGATGCAGCGAGCAAGTTAAATACTCGCACGATATTATCCTCGATTCCGTTTAGGTTGCCTTCGTTATCTAGAAGGGGAACCATGACGGAAATAGTAAAGTTCGCCATAGGCGAGATGGTGGAATGCCATCCGTTAGACGGCGAGATGTAAGGATCTGCTGGAGCGATGATCACGCTGTTAGCAATAGGTGTTGCAGGTGGGAACGCGAAGACTGAGTATTTTGTATTATCGACTAGAGCTGCTGCAAGTCCTGCGCGAAGTGTTGATATGGCGGCCATTAGCCCACCATCGATCTCGGATCGAGATAAGGCGCAAGCAATCCACGAACGCGTGCTAGGAGTGTATTGCCCATTCTATAAGGTGACGGCTGATAGCCATCGATAGTAACTCCTCCTGAAGATGGGGCTTGGCGAGACTGCCAAATGTCGATCGAGATCATAAGCGCAGCTTCTTGAATTGCCGGAACTGTTGCATAATCGGTATAAGTCTCGACAGCGGCGATGCCATAAGGCTCAACTGTGTGGCGTGGATTGTCGGTAGTGTGAGCCGTAGTTACGTTAAATGAACGAGTATCGACTTTTGTAATTGTTTTAGTCCCATTGTAGCGACTACCTGCACCTGAGATTGTTACAGATTGTCCAACGTAGAAATACTCGCGGATATCCTGATCAAAATAAAGTGTTCCTATTGTCCCCGTATTGCCGTGAGCAATTATGTATTGCTGATTCTTCCATAGAAAGGGCAAGAGAACGTTGTCTGCGGCGTCGCAGACTTGCTGCAAGACTGCATCAGTATAGAGAGTGCCAACGCCAAGGGCGGTGCGAAGCTCTGCAACTGTTGTCAATGCCATGCTCTTATCCTTTCTAAAG